GCTCAATATTTAATGAGAACTGCCTCCCTGTCTCCTGAACAGATCGAAGAGATCGAATACCGACTTCCTTCAATAAGTGAGGCTGAATGGAACGAATTACATAAAACTTTACTTGACCGTCAGCTTTCGCCACTTGAAAGACTGAAGAATGGTGAGCTACTTAAAGTACGGGAATTGAATATAGCATGTAAAAAAGCCGCAGGGAATGAGTAGGAATTTTAAGAATTGGTGTTTACTTACTATACGAAACGGGGAGATTCAAAACAAGTCTCAGGTAAAAAAACTGTTCGCTGAATTAAAGGACGGAAGATACACTCTTGAAGTTGAGAAAGCAGATAAAAGGAGTAACGAACAAAATAGATATTATTTCGGGATCGTGGTTCCTGTCCTTCAGAACGCTTTTAAAGATTACGGCCACCAATTAACCAAAGAGGAAACACACGATTTTCTGAAAGGAAAGTTTAACTATTTGGAAATTGTTAACGACGAAACCGGCGAATTTGTAACGATACCCAAAACAACCACAGGATTAAATAAGGAACAGTTTTCCGAGTATATAGAGAAAATCCAGATTTGGGCAGCTCAGTTTTTAAATATTGTGATTCCTGATCCTGGGCAGCAAATGGAGATAGACGTATGATTAAAAAAAAATCCATTACCCTACCTAAACTGCTTAAAAAAGCTCAGATTGTTTTTAATAAATGGATCAGGAACAGGGACAAGGATAAAGGGTGTGTTTCGTGTGGTGGGCAGATTCATCACGCCGGGCATTACAGAGCACAAGGTAATTTTAGTTCTTTAAGGTTTAATGAAATGAATTGCCAGGGGCAATGCTTGCCCTGCAATTATCACAAGCACGGCAACCTTATTGAATACAGGAAGGGACTTGTTAGCCGGTATGGGGAAGAAAAAGTTTTGTGGCTGGAAAATGTTAAGCCGATGAAAAAGTGGACAAGGTTTGAATTAGAGCAAATTATTAGGATTTATAAATAGAAAAATACTTATCAGTGCGCCGCAGCAAACGGCCAACTCAGGAAGGGGTAAAATACTGCGGCCGATAAAGTAGGCAAATAGGTATTGAAACCCTCTGGGGCTAAAAATCTCGAAGGGGGGCGGGGGGTTTGTATTTATTTTTTTCAGTTTTTAAGAGAGAAGTTTTTAGGGAATGTTTATTGACCCGAAGAGAACTAAAGAAAAAAGTTTACCATTATGAAAACTTCCTTTAAGATCCCTTTACAAACAGAGGTTGAAATGTACATGAAGGAAAAAATGGGATGGGATGATAAATTCATTAGGTACTATGCAGATAAGTTTTGGAATCACTATCAGGCTTCAGGATGGAAATTAAGTAATGGGAATAGGATAAAAGACTGGAAAGCGTGTTTCAACTCTCAATGGAAACAGCCCAAATATAAAGAAGATATTGAAAAATTAAATGGGGTCGTTTTAAAACAAGGTATCATGGAAAATTCAATAAAAGAAGTCCAGGAATTAGACGAATTATTAGAGAAATATTCTCAGCATCCAACTTCGGTTCCGTTCAGGGAATTTGGTAAATATTACGACTTCCTAAAAGCAGAAAAACTATTAAAGCCTTTCTCGAAAATGGAGGTTAGTGACATCCAGGGAGCTTACGGGGAAGATAAATTTTTGTGCCGGTGTGCGTGTGTCCAGTTGACCATACAGGGGTATGTGGATGCTGGGTTTACGTTTAGTAAGGTGTTTGAATTAAGGCAAAAGCTAACGCAGTAATTAAAAGTATGATGATTCCCTTTGATCTTACCATATCGTTACTAAGCAGGTCACCTAACCCTATTGGTGATATTTTAAGAAGTTCAGCATACTGGATTCCATTACAGCTGCTTTATGTTGAACTGGTAAGAAATAAAGATTTAGTTCCTTTAAGCGATTTAACTTATGATGAAAAAGAAAAATACTGGAATATGACCGAAGGGGAACAATGGAAGAGAATTTCTCTGTGCCAGGCAATTTACACTTATGAAAGTTTATACCCATGAAACTAATTCATATTATCTTGAAGTTTTTTGGTTATGAAATTAAAAGAGAAAAAATTACCCATTGGGAGTCTATTTCACGATGGCAGGAGAAATTAAAAAAGAAATGAAACAACTATCAACATGAAAAGTAAAGAGGAAATATTAGAAGATCATTGCCATGTTATTGGCAGCGGTGATGGGTTATGGAATAAATATCCGTTGATTTATATTTCAATTCTTAAAGCAATGGAAGAACACGCCCAACAACAGCTTGCCCCATCTTGGGTGAAAGCAAGTGAAAGATTGCCAGAGCAGAATAAACGTCTTAACCTAAAGTGGATGTCTGAACCGAATTATGGTATCTATGATAGCTGTGGAATGTTTATTGTTGGAGAGTTAAAAGAGAAATATCCCATAGAAGAAATAGAATGGCTCGACGAACAACCCGCAGAGAGAGAAACGCCGGATGAATAAATAACAAAAACGTACCCCATGAAAATATTAAAGGTTGACCTGCCTGGTTATTTAAAACAGTGGGCTGGCAAAAAAACAGCCAAAGAAATTTCTATAGATTTAGACATTAACATAAATACTGTATGGCGATACGCCACAAAGGAAGGTATTGATTTAGAAATACCAGAATGGTTAGAAAAAAAGAATCTTGTCGAAAGTCTAATCATAGAGCATCACAAACAAAAGCCCATATACGAGATAGCTAAACTAGCCGGGGTATCTTATGCGTTCGTCCAACATAAAGCGTTACGAATGGGTCTTAAGTGTTTTAACTCCAAAGTAGTTTCAGCCCCAAAAACCGAAATTATGAAAGGTGAATTCTTCCAGGAATGGGAGCATGAGGATTGGCTAATAGGCCCACCCAGATCCGCACACACGTGCCGGATAATTGAAAAGCTTACCTTATCGCAGTCTCAAAAACTTTCGGATTCCACCCCTGGTCATACACGATCCAGACCAAACGGTCGGGGTTTGTATCTGAAAAGTAATAAGTAAGGGAAAATTTACCATTAGTGAAGTCATAGCCGTGAATAATATCAGCCATTACCGGTCTATCCCCCTGGTAAAAATTAACATTAATAGACTTCAAATCCTTCGGGTTTTCACAAGTGAAAGTAACAGGGACTTTAATTATACACGGAGCCTTACTGCAGCTTAGTAGGACTAAACACAGAATAAGGAATTTCAATATATTCGCCACAGGTTACGGATTTAGATAATTGAATAGATATTTTAATTTCTACGACATTGCCGTCGGGGACCCTTTGGGAGCTTAACCCGAGTGGAAGTAAAATAATTAGGAATAAAAGTCGTTTCATATATTGCTATTGTCTTTTTCTTTAGAAACCTCAAAATCGTAAACCTCAAATACCTCACCCTCGTAGCTTAATCTGAACTTTAAAACCTTCCCTGGTAAATAAACAATCCCTACCAACATTCCCGGGATTTGTTCAGGATCGGTTTTGATGTAAAATATCTCACCCCACTCCAAATCTGTTTTTATACTTATAGGCATTATTTATGAATTAAAAGTCTATATCTAACTCCGACTATATAATTATCACAATATTCAGGGGCATGACTAAATGAAGTGTACTTTACGTTATTATAAGTATCTCTCCATGTTATTTTACACCCAGCTTCCTCGCTATTTCTATAATACGGCTCCATTGCAATTATTTCTGCAATAACCATATCAACCTGGATTGATCTTTCAATAGAACAACTGCGTAAGCAGCTAAGAAGGAATATAATAATTAAGTACTTTACCATTTCGTTTGAATTTCCCTGATTTTACTTTACCTACCCTTGCCATTTCATTAAGCCTACTGCTTGCCTGGCTCAGCGAAAGCCCGGTTTGTTTAGCCACATCCTCAACCGTAAAAGCATTTTCCGGCTTTTCCTGGTAGATCACAAAGTTTTTACTAATAAATTCACTTGCTTTCTTACTCATTTTATTCATAAAATTATTTTGGCGAACTAGATAATATGAACTTTCGTTGGTTTACTGTCAAAGCTGGCTTTCTCTTCCTCCCCACAGCCCCGCATTTGCACCTGAATTGCTCATAAGCGTTTACTGTGGTATAGTAAAGTTTCCCCTCATCCTTTAATTCTTTAGACCCGCAAGATGGACACCGATGGTTGTGTTCGTCAAGTATAAAAAGCCCAATATTTGGGTGTGGCTTGATCCAGGGTCGGAGCCTTAAATAAGTGTCTTCTAATATTCGAACATCCTGGATGTTATATTTCTCCATTTCTTTAAGAGCTTTCTCATCCCCTTGATAACATTTGTTCCACATTTCCTGACCGTCATTAGGCTGTTTACGGGGCAAATTGAGGATCTGATTTACGAAGTCCAGTTTGTTATGCGAGAAGGCAAACTGCTTCCTGATGGTCTTTAAAGTGTCTATGGATTGATACGGGAGGGGAGGGTCTAACTTGTGAACTATAAACCTTGTGTTAAGGCGGGGAAGGTCGAATTTGTCCCCGTTGTGAGCAATGACTACATCGGCTTCATTTAATAAAGCCCAGATGCCTTTCATTATTCTTTTGTCGTCCTGCCTTAACGCCTCCTTACCCGTGAGCCGCCCGGAATAAACCTTGTTTTCAAAGAGCCATTTCGCTGACCACGTTAAGCAAAACCATTCAGAAACAACCTGAGCCGGGTTTATATTCTGGTTCCATACGTCCCAAACAAACCCTAAAATTGGGGCAGTTTCAATGTCAATAATTAATATCTTCAGCCTGAATAATTCGTCAATAGAATTTTTTGGCATATATGATTTTAAACAGAAATTTCAAAGTGCATCCAGTCGTAATCTTTCTCCGGTCCATAACCTATAAATCCATGCTTATAAAAAATACTAACCATTTTCTTGTACTCGGGTTTGCTAAATTGAGCAGTTGGTTTTTTTACTTTTAAGCCGTTTCGTTCAGGGTCCAGGTCAATAGCAATCCCCCAGGAGTGACGGGACCATCTTGTCCCGCCTCGCATTTTTCTAAAATTGTAACACCCCCCGAAAAGGTCAATACCTAACCGTTGGATTTCGTCAAGCCCGTAAATATCTAAAAGGTCATTAAAGACATTTATGAAATTCGCAGCTACAAGCTTATGGCATTGCATTTTTGTTACTGACTTTGACAAGTCCCATGCAATCCGCATATGGTAAGGCAGAACGATAACTTTTAAATTCTCCCCCGGCTCACCGTATTTGGATAATATTTGCGAATCAGTCATCATAATTCAATTCCGTCCGCTTCTGCTGCCTCCTGAATTGGCTCCAAAAAGATTCCTATTGAATAATCATCCAATTTTGTTTTAGTCCTTTTGGCTAAATCGCTAATCAATAGAAAAAACGAACTACCTGCTTTTAAAAACTGTTCGTAAACTTCTGGGGGGTTGTTAGATTTGATCTTAACTAATAGTTCTGTGATCTTAGTCTTACCCGCTTCTTTTGCTGCGCTCATAAATATTTGAGCAATTATATCTGACATATATTTTTAGTTTTCTTTTTTAAATTCACCATCACTGTTAGTGAGTAGATTTTTCAGTATATACCCTGCCGCTGCAGCCAAGCCTACTCTTGCAGCATCTAATAGCTCGGTAGGTGTAGGCCACCCACTTACAATAATGTTATAAATTGTCAATAGAGCTGCGCTCAAAAAAGCAGTAATAATCCCTTTAACTGCATCATTTACGTTTAAACCAAGAAACTTACTTCGTAATTTACTTTTGGGCATTTTTTTTGTTTTTTAGTTCTTTATATATTTTTATTCCGTTATAAATAAATGTTGTTGCTGTAGCCATCCCGGCTAATATCATTAGAATCTCATTGCCAGTTATAGCAGATAAGAATACCGCAATCCCGTTTATTTTAAAACTCACTAAATCTATCATTTCGTTAAAGTTGTTAATGTTACTTCATTAGAGCTGTTGTAAATTGGCATTGTTCTGTAGTTGTTTTTTATCGTTGCGGTTAGTGTGTATGTCCCACCAGGGATAGTTTTTAGCCATGTTTCTGAGACATTATGTACCCCGGGAAGTTTCAAATAAGGATTCCAATTTGACGTAAACGTGAACACCTGAGTCCCTTTTAAAGAGTATATAAGTTGATAAGCCTCATAACACGGAGCATTGCCGAAATTCGTCAAGGAAAGAGAAATGCTTATCCCGTCTGTATTAAATTTTACTTTCCCTGAATCAATAGAAATCTTATATCCCGCTAATGCTTCCGCCTGACGTAAATATCTCATTGAAGTGGCATCCGGGGTGTAATTACCATTACCTATTGAAGCGGCGTGATAAAAAGTTATTTGCCTTGTCAGGTCAGAAAGATTAGACCCCGGTCCCATTGGTTCCCCGACCCAGGGAGCAAACTTCCACCTCTCCATAATGATACTTTTGAACGGGCCTGAAGCCCCCCATGATCTATTGTTATTCTCTAAATAGTCCTTAATATATCCATCAGTCGCACCCCATTGGTCCCTTCGTATTCCTAAAAATCCTTTGTTGTTTCTTGCAGTTAAAGCATAATAAGTAACTTCAGAAGGTGTACGTGTGTTTTGAAGCCAGTCAGCATCCAAAGCCCCTAAAAGCATTACTAATTGAATATCTGGGAAAGCTTTAATATGGGAATCAATAAATCGTTTATAAGTATAAACAGTTGGCTTAACAGGAAGGAAGCTAATATCATCTGTAATATTAGCCATGTGCCATTCACCCCATTGACCATACCCCCTAATATCAATATAATTAATTCTATCACCCCATCCTTTTTCATTTAAGTGTCTGTTTACAGTAAACAGTAAACTGTCAAACCTGTCCAGCAAGTAAGTAGAATTCCAATTAGGAACCCACTGGCCATTTGTCGAAAAATCTTTGACACTTGACCGCTGCATTGAATCATGAAGATATTTAGGATAACGGGACGAAGACCCATTTATAAACTCTTCAGAAAGGAA